TAGGAGGAAATGAATGAATAAGATATTGGAACTTAGAGAGAAAAGAGCAAAAGCATGGGATGCAGCAAAGGCATTCCTCGATGCAAAGAGAGGAAATGACGGACTTATCTCAGCTGAAGATACAGCAACCTACGACAAGATGGAAGCTGACGTTGTGAACCTTGGAAAGGAGATTGATAGACTTGAAAGGCAGCAGGCACTTGACCTTGAACTTTCTAAGGCGGTCAATACCCCCATAACCATGAAACCAAATGGTGGAATGGAGATGAAGACCGGAAGAGCAACCGATGAGTACAAGGCAGCTTTCTGGAAGGCTCTGAGAAGCAAGAACAGCTTCGATGTTCAGAATGCGCTGCAGATAGGCACGGACAGCGAAGGAGGCTACCTAGCACCTGACGAGTTTGAAAAGATCCTTATACAGGCTCTTGAGGAGGAGAACCTGTTCAGAAGCCTGGCAAAGATAATATCCACATCCTCAGGTGACAGGAAGATACCTGTTGTAGCAACAAAGGGAACTGCATCCTGGGTTGATGAGGAAGCACCGATACCTGAATCCGACGATTCATTCGGTCTTGTATCAATTGGAGCTTATAAGCTGGCTACAATGATCAAGGTTTCTGAAGAGCTCCTGAACGACAGCGTGTTCAACCTTGAAGCATACATAGCCAAGGAGTTTGCTAGGAGAATAGGAACAAAGGAAGAGGAAGCTTTCTTCATAGGTGATGGTACCGGTAAGCCTACAGGCATATTCAATGCAACAGGCGGAGCCACACTTGGCGTTACTGCAGCATCAGCTACAGCGATTACTGTGGATGAGGTTATGGATCTATTCTATAGCCTGAAGTCCCCATACAGAAAGAACGCCACATTCATCATGAATGATGCTACGGTTAAGGCAATAAGGAAGCTGAAGGATGGCAGCGGCCAGTACATTTGGCAGCCTTCAATCACTGCAGGAACTCCTGACACCATACTGAACAGACCAGTGAAAACCTCAACCTATGTGCCGACAATAGCATCTGCAGCAAAGAGCATAGCCTTTGGTGACTTCGGATACTATTGGGTAGCAGACAGGCAGGGCAGGTCATTCCAGAGGCTTAACGAACTCTACGCTGCAACTGGTCAGGTAGGTTTCAAGGCAACTCAGAGGGTAGATGGTAAGCTCATACTTCCTGAGGCCATAAAGGTCCTCCAGCAGAAAGTGTAGGTGAAGGAATATGAGTAATGTTAAGAACTACACTGAGCAAGGTGGAGAAAAGACAGTAATTGGAGGAGAGCTTGACATCGTAACGGGTGGCAAGCTCTCTTTCTCTGGAAGTGAGATGAAGCCTGCAGCTCTGCAGGCTGACAGCGTAGCTTCCACAGTGGCTGGAGTGGTCGTTGATCTGAATGCTCTGATAGCAAAGCTTAAGGCTGCAGGGCTTATGCTATCAGAATAACCAACTATGATTCAATGTGTATCTAGGGGCTTAAATATATCTCGTTAAATATTAGTCTATCCTTTATCTGGTAATACAGTTTGTGATACTATTAGTTTTAGTGCAAATCATGCATAATTATTTATTTAGGAGGCTAATAGGATGGTTGCCAAAGATAAGACCAGAATACTACTGACTTTGCCAATAGACTTAAAAGAAGAATTACAGAAAGAAGCCAAAGATGTAAACAGAAGTTTGAATAATTATATTTTGATAAAATTACTAAATAGAGACTAATGATGCTTAGGAGACCGAATAGGTCTCTTTTTATATGCATGAAAGGTGGTGAGTGTGTTGGTTACGCTCGAAGAAGTAAAACAGTTTTTGAAAATAGATGGAGATGAGGACAATGCACTCATCTCCTCTTTCATCAGTACAAGTGAAGAAATCTGTGAGAATATCCTAAGGTTCCCACTTTCAGAGCTAACTGTTGTTCCTGAGTCAATAAGGCAGGCGGCCCTATACTGTATAGGAAATCTTTACGAGAAGAGAGAAGATCTTAATATGAAGGAAGTCATCAATGTGGTGATAGGCCTGCTTTCACCATATAGGAAAGACGGGTGGTAATCATGACCATTGGTGAAATGAGACATAGGATAACGATTCAGAGAGTCACAATATCAACGAATGATAATGGGTACGAGATGGAGACACCTGAATTAATAAAGGAAGTGTGGGCTAAGGTATCTAACCTGCATGGAAGCGAGTTCTTTGCAGCCAAAGCGATTCAAGCAGAGAATACTGTGAAATTCACCGTAAGGTACATGAGAGGGCTGGATCAGTCAATGCAGATCCTTTTTCAAGGTAAGGTCTACAACATTACCGCCATCGATAACATCAAATATCGGAATGAGTATATCGAGATACTGGCAAAGGAGGTAGACTTCAATGGCTAAAATCTCACTTGAAGGGATGCAGGAACTTATCGATAAGGTTAATAAGCTTGGAGATAAGGGCGAGACAATTAAGAAAAGAACATTGGGTATAGCTGGTGACTTGGTTAAGAAAAGCATGGAAGAAAAAGCTCCCAGATCCAAGGATACTAAGAAACATATGGCTGATCATATCAAGGTATCTAAGAAAGAGAAGGCTGACGGGATTGATTTTGTGAACATTGGTCCAACCAAGGATGATGCATCAGAATTCTTCTATTCGAAGTTCACTGAATTTGGAACATCAAAGATACCTGCTCAGCATTGGGCTGAGAAGTCACTTAAGGAAAACCAAAGAGAAATCAATAATGTGATAAGAGAGGAACTTGAAAGGGGACTGAAGGAGTTTGAATAAAAAGATACTAGAAGCTTTGACACCTCTTGGAGTCCCTGTGAAATTCCAGAAACATTCAGGGGCTGCCACTCAATACATTACATTCCATGAATACTTCCAAGTAGGTGAGGCTTATGAAGACGATGAGGAAAGCCTGACAGGAAGATATTTGCAGGTTGATATATGGTCAAAGATCGATTATGAAATCCTAGTGGTTCAAGTGAAGAGTCAGATGAAGAACGCTGGTTTTACTCGAATAGACGAAGCTGATCTCTATGAAGCGGACACCGGGATTTACCATAAGGCGCTAAGGTACTACTACCTAGAAGAAAGAGAGGGATAAAATGCCTAGACAAATAGGACTTAAAGATATTCACATCGCTACTGTTACTAAGGACGACGGAACTGGAGCAACCTATGGAGTTCCAGAGAAGCTGGAAAGGGCTGTTAGTGCTAAAATATCACCAAAAGTAAACTCAGAGAACATTTACTCTGATGATATTGTGGAGGATGTCATTTCAGCATTTGACAGTGTAGAAGTTGAGATTGAGCTCAACCAGCTTTCACTCACAAGTCGGGCTACACTCCAGGGAGCAAAGGTTGTTAAGGGAGTTCTCATTGAAAGTAAGGATGATCTCCCACCTACAATTGCCATGGGTTTCAAATCAAAGAAGGCAAATGGGAAGTACAGGTTCGTGTGGCTCCTCAAGGGCAAGTTCGAGCTGACAGCAGATGAGTTTGACACTGAAGCAGGAAAACCTGCCCCAAAGAGCTCTAAACTGAAAGGTACTTTCTTTGCGAGAGACTTCGACGGAAACTACAGGTTCATTGCTGATGAGGATGAAGTTGGAGCAGATCCAACAACAATCTCTGGATGGTTCACGGCAGTTCCTGCTGAGCCTACACCGATATAGGAGGATAACAATTGAAGGGAAATGAGCTAAAGGATAAGGGTATCAAATTTACCCTTGGAGAAAAAGAATATGAGTTGAAGTTCAATCTGAACACATTCTGCGAGCTGGAAGAAATATATGGGGATTTGAACAAGGCCTTCGATGATCTACAGAGAATGCGGATCAAGGCTGTTAGAGCTCTTGTATATGCAGCAGTTAAGGTCGAGGATGAAAGTGTAACACTTAAGAATGTGGGATCCATGCTGGGCCTTGATGATCTTGAAAGGCTCGGCACGGTAATCAATGAAGCGCTAAGTATTGCAATGCCTGAGGTTGATGAAACCTCGGGGGAAGTGAAAGCCACTCAGGTTCCATAGAATGGGACTGGCAGTGGCTATTTTATTTGGGGACTGTGATCCTCAAAATGACTGAAGAACAGTTTTGGAAAAGTACTCCAAAAAAGCTACATGGGCTGTTCAGAATCTACAAAGCAGTAAATGGCATTGAGGACAATAGAGTTGACACAATCGACAACATTCCATTGTAAAGGAGGTGGTAAATTTGGCTGGAGGAAGTAGTACAGTAGTAGCAAGAATTGGACTTGATGATACAGGATTCCAGGAAGGAGTCAATAAAATCCAGAGAAGCTTGAAGCTTGTGCAGAGCGAATTTACCGCAGCCAGTGCAAAGCTTGGAGACTTCGGAAAGTCAGCAGAAGGCTTGAAGCTAAAGGCTGATAGCCTGAACCAGCTGATTGAGATACAAAAAGGAAAAGTCGAAGCTCTCTCCAAGAGTTACCAGGAAAGTGTGGAGAAAAAAGGTGAAGACTCAAAGGCTTCTGAAAACCTGAAAATTAAGCTGAACTATGCAAATGCAGAGCTCAGCAAGATGCAGCAGGAACTTAAAGATACATCTGATGAGCTAAAGAAGAAAACCTCTGTGTGGAACTCTTTGTCTGAAGCCTTGGATAAGGCTGGTGACAAGATGAAGGCGGTA